TTACAAGGTGATACAGGATTACAAGGTGATACAGGTCCCACAGGATTACAAGGTAACACAGGACCAACAGGACCAACAGGACTAACAGGGTTACAAGGTGCTACAGGTCCCACAGGATTACAAGGAAATACTGGTCCAACAGGATTACAAGGACCCACAGGATTACAAGGTAATACAGGACCCACAGGGTTACAAGGTAACACAGGACCAACAGGGTTACAAGGTGCTACAGGAATTGGTGCAAAATATTTTTTAGATTTTCAAACAATTCCAAATATGAAAGACTTACTACTTTCGGTGGGGGGGGTCGGCCCTATTTATTCTATTTATTATTCGTCTGCGTTTTCTCAGTATTCATGTTATCAAGACCCTCTTCTACCCTTTCCAACAAATTTTTGTGGAATTAATAACTACAGGTATTTTTTAAATGAATGTGATCCTGCTTCAGGTAGTTGTACCAGTAGTGTAAAATGTATTCATTCTGACGCTACTATTAATCCGCCGAATGGAGTATGTCAAGTTCACGGTCCCCCCGAGCCGGCTTGCGATGTATTACCTTGCGATTTGGCAAGATACTCATGTTCAATAGTAGATGGTCCAAATCCCCCAACAGAAGATGCGTTTATTGAATGGTTTTGGGCAGTTCAATACACTGCAGTTTTTGGTCAAGATTTTATTACAGGAAAATTTACATTTTGCGCAAACTCGACTTATATATATAATACATGGAGAGCAAACCTTGTTGCCACAGGTAATGGATATTTAAACACTGTCGGATATGGTATTCCTATGTTTAATCCATCAAATCACAATGTATAATAAATTATCTAACTTGTTGAAATAAAAAATAAATATATAAAAATTAAATTTTTTATATTTATGAAACATTATATGGAAGAAAATTTGAATTGGAAATCATACTTATCCGCCTCTCTGTAAATTTCTTTAGCGCAACTATGAAATAAATGAAAGAAAGTATCCATAGAATTTAATTGAAAATTTTTATACAAGTTCAAATTATAGGTAGTTTCAATCAAAGAAATATAATCATTTTTTGTATATCGTTCAATGATAAAATCTGTTGTAAATAAATCCGCATCATATTTTGCGTTAGTAGTAACTATAGGTGGTCTATATTTTATATTAACTTCTTTATGATAATCACAAAAGAATTGTATAATATTTGTTTTAGAACTAACAGCTAAATCAATGTCATAATTTTGTATAAAAGTGTCTTTATTTCTGCTACATGAAGAGCAAATAATAGATAAATCTGTTGTTATTTTATTAATAAAGTTTTTGGTTCTTAATTTTTCCTCTTCACTAGGATTTTCAGGATACATAACTGAAAACGAGTGAAAAATATGCCAAAGTAAATGATGTATTTTTTTCTGTAGAAATTTATTTAATGTGATATTTTTAATCTGATATTTTAATAAAAAATCAGTTTCTGCACAATTGATTAAATCCTCATCGATAAGTGAAAAACTTGTTATTTTTGCCATAATACAGTATATTATATTTATATTTTATATTATCAAAAAAGTAATATAAGATTTACTCTGAAACGCCTTAAAAATATCGGTTATTTAACTATCATGATTTTGTTTAACACGCAAAAAAAGTCTAAAACACAATGCTCAAACAATATACATAAAAGTATTTGAATTAAAATAATCATAAAAAATAATTATTTTAATTTTTTGAAGAAATTATATTTTTGGATCAACCTTTTCTAACCGAAGGTGCCGTTGGCTAAAGGTTGATTTAGTATTCAGGTGTATGTTTTTTAAATAGACATCCTTGAGCTAATAATCCTTTAACATCAGATGTTACAATACTTGGATTCTGATTATTACAATCAGTCATCCAAATTTTTATAATACAGAAATTTTTTTTAGGCGAAATTGTTATCCCAGTTACACAATTTACAAAGTTGACATTTTTACTAATTGAACTGCCGACAACAACATATGTTAAATCCTTCCAAACCTTGTACACATGTTTGTTCGAAACCTTATATGAAAAGCATCCACCATTTCTATTCTTAGGATCTTCCCATGTGGGCTTAATTCCTTCTCTCATAAGAAATAGCATACAGTTTTCTACAAAAATAGAAGGAAGAGTTTCAGTAACAGCTAGAGTGTCTTCAATTGTGGCAAATGTTGAAATTGGAATATAACTTTTAATACTCCAATCAGTATTATGAGGTAAATGAGCCCAAAGCGTCCATTTATCAGATAAATCATGATAAGAATTTGCAGGTGAATTAGTTGATTCCATATTTGAACTATAAGTTTCTGTGTCCATTGTATTATTTTGCTGGGATAACATTCGTAGTTAAATATCTCAATTTTTTTTTAAATTGTTTTAACTAAATATATAATTATTTATTATCATGAGAGATATTTAAATTTGATAATTTGTATCCAGTCTTTTCCAAAATAATATTTTCATTTTGGTCAATAAAATCTAATTCAATTGTGTTAACATCGTGATCTAAAATTTTTAGATTAAATTTATCATCATCTTTTATTTCTTCACTAATCTTTAAAATTTCTTTTAAATAATATATAAAAAATTGCTTATTGAAACTATTTCCAATCACATAAAAATTAAATTCGTTCGTCTTCAATTCAATTTTATGAGAATTTCCCTCTCCAACTTTTAATTCAACTAAAAAAAATTTAATATCAGAAACTTCAGAAAATGATAAAGATTCTTCTGAATCATATATTAATTTTTTATTTACGCAACTCTTACTACTATCTAACCAAGAATATATCGTAAAATCATATTCGTCATTTTTATCAACTAGATTACCATTTCTAACATATTCCAGTATAGTTACTATACCAGATTTGGGCTTAATTAGTAAATCTAAATCATTTCTTAATTTAAGTAAATTTGGATTTTCTTCAATTTTTTTATTTAGTACATTAATAAGATTCGCATATAAAATTTGTCCTCTGCTGTATAAATAAATAAGGTTATATGAAACCGATATAATTAGTTCTTCATATTTATCAGGGTAACTTCTTTTTAAATAATCATTTAATAGAATAGCTATTATTCCGCTTCTTAATAGTGTGGTTAACATTATATAAATAAATAAATAATATATCTTTAAACTATTTATTTATTAACTTTGGTAGGCTGGACTACTTGAGCTATTAGGAACCGGATTATAATAAATTTTGTTGTTGTTTATTTTGACATCATTATTATGAGGATTTGGAATAATTATATTTGGTGAATTATAGTATACTGGATGTTTTGACGAATTGTATTCAGGATCGTAAACTATAATATTACCTAAAGCATCTATAGTTATCCCATCTCCACATTTAGTTTTTGAATCTTTTCCATCACATTTATAATTTAATGAACCAGTGCTAGCATCTAAACCAAATATATATAACAACATACTAACTATTACTGTCATTAAAATAAATGGAATAAAAACAATAATCCATGATACAACACTTAGTCCTTTTTCACATAATATATTTAACAATAAGGTTACCATAACTGTTACTATTACTTTCATAAAAGCTGTATTATAAAGACCCTTAAATGTATCAATAAGTATTTGAGTTATTGAAAATATTAAATAAATAATTGCCGGAGCACATAAATTTATCATTATTTATAAATTATATTTATATTTTAATTCCACTTTTAAGAAAAGTGGAGCAAAATGCTAAAATAATTGACTATACCTTTTTACACATTTTCGCATCGAAGATGCGCAAAGTAACGGTTCCAATCCATTCATTTCTCCCCTAAAAGGGGTGTATTGAATGAGAAATGGTGTAAAAGATATATTTATATTTCATCAGCGTAAAAGAAAGGTTCACCTTCTTTTAAATATCCAATTTTATCACCTTGTTCACCATCTTCACTAAGCTCCCAAATGAATCCATTATTTACATCATTTGTACAGTAATCAATGTCATCAATTGTAATAATTTCCAATTCTTCCTCTTCAGTAGGATCAGGTTCAACCTCTTCATTACTTGCTTCAGTCTCAACATCATCTTCTACTAGTTCTTCCTCTTCTACTACTTCCTCATCTACTAGTTCTTCCTCTTCATCTACTAGTTCTTCCTCTTCCTCTACTAGTTCTTCATCTTCTCCTTTAGGGTTACATGCTCCACAATAGTTTTTATCATCAATAATAGTTATATATTTATATGAAATAACTCTACAGTTACACTCACAACAAATAAGTTCGTCTTCATCTTTAATTATAATTTCTTGCTTTTTAACTTTTACATCATCTTCATCTTCATCATCTATTTCAAATTTAATGTTCTCATTTTCACAGGCAGAAACAATCGATGGTTTAATAATGTATGATTTTTTATGATCCATTTGTACAATCTTAATTGTCTCCTTAGGTTTTTCTTTTAACACCTTAACTTCATCATTAATTAATTCTAGCTTATCCAAAATCTTACTAATTAATGGTGAAATCGATTCATATTTCTTTTCAATCCTATCAAGCTTGCTTTCGATATATGATATTTCCTTTTTAACTAAATCACGCGTGATATCACTAATACTTATGGACATTGACTTATCTTCAACCATATCGTCTTCAGATTCTGAGACAGATTCACATTCTTTATTAATTTCATTCATAACTGACGGAAGTTTCATAATTTGTTTATGCGTTTTTTCTAATAAATCATGTCTAACAATATAATCCTTCAACATTACTTTTAAACCATTTTTAATTACATTTTCGATTTCAAAAACTAATGGTTCAATATTAAAGCTGTCAATTTTACTTTCTGTCATTCTGTAATAATTAATATATGGCTATTCGTTTAATATGATTTAAAAAATAATTTATCTAATTCATATATGAGTGATAATATTTCTTTAGTTGAAACTGATCAGATAGATGAAAAGATTCAGAAGATTATGAGACAAACTGATTACTCTGAAAATGTAGCAAGAGAGAAATTAAAAGAATATAATTTTGACGAAATTGCTACTATCAGAGCTTATTTAGGTATAACTGAAAAAAAGGCACTACCCGTTAAGTCCGTAAATCAGGAAATATATAAACAATTACGTTCTAGATTAAATTCTAATATGAAAGACTATCAATCCAGAGTTGAAAAAGGCGAAGTAAAAAAATTGTCTAAATAATATATATATGTCATCATTAAAGAGTTATTTTAGAAAAAAGCATAAATATGATTCTCAAGCAGATTTAAAAGATATGACTGCTGAACAAATTGTTAACATAAATCCAAATGAAGTTGGATTTTATATTGAAGAAGAAACGGGAGGACTTCCTTTAGAAGGTGTAAAAAAAAAGGCAATGTGGTCATTATTAGCTATTAAAAAACAAAATAAAGCTAGACCAGATGAGAAAGCAAGACAAAGAGCTATAACTAATTTTTTACAAAGAGAAGGTATTAGAGCAGATCCAGAAGTTGATAGATTAATCACAAATACTCAAACCGAAATGGTACAAGAAAATATGGCAAAGATGCGAGAACAACTAGAATTAAAGGATATGACAAATAGACTTAGAGCGCTTGATAATAAA